CATCGCCATACGTTCAAATAAGGGCCGTTTCCGTGCCAAATAGAGATAAATGAAAACCTTTGCTTATTAGCTTAAACCCTTAATTGAAATAGTTAACACCTCGCCGTATGTGCGGCCGTGCCCGGGCTGGCGGCAAGTAGCGTGGCGGTTTGTGGTGTTTTCTTGGGGGAAAACATTAACAAACTAATCCAAACGTTAAAGGTGTTAAACAAATATGTTTATCTTTGGCGGTTTTCGGAGGGCGGAGCGGGTTTTTCCGGTGTTTTCTTGGGGGGAAAGTTTAACAAATTAACGGAAACGTTTAATCTTTTGCCGTTGTTGCCGTGTTATTTTGCCGTGGTTGCACGTATGGGGGCGGGCTGGTATTCTATACCTTTGTGCCGTTTATGTCCTGCTGGCGGGCTTCGTTTGCTTCGGGGGCTTCGGGTGGGCGTATCCAGTCCGGCCCGGTGTGCTGCCATCGTTCCAGGGGTGCGGGCTGGTTGTGTTCCGGGTTGATGTGCTGCTATTGTTCCAGTGTGCCGGGGTGGTCGTGTTCCTGGTGCTGCCTAAATGATAGGGGGCAGGTTCCACATTGGGGGGGGCCAGCAGGGGGGCCGATAGCCCCTCAATATCTGGCGGTGCAAAATTGAGAAAAAATATGGCCTGGAGGGAAATTTTTTCTACAAAATTTTTTCAGAATTTTTTTTGAGGGGAAAGTAGAGGGGGTGGAGATTGTGTAAATTGCGTTAAAATTTGTAACTTGCGGCGAAATTAAGATATTTATTATGCCGAAGGAGACGAAATACACCCCGGAGAGGGTAGAGAAGATACGCAAGGCGTTGAGTGAGGGCAACACGATACGTTATGCGTGCAAACTTGCGAATTTAGGGGAGAAGACATACCAGAAGTGGAAGGCTGCGAAGCCGGAGTTTGCTGCTATGGAGAAGGCGGCGATTGCGGAGTATGAGGAGTGGCTGGTGAACAACATGGTAAAGGATTCGAAGAAGTCTTTGCAGACTTTGATAATGGGTCAGGAGTACGAGGAGACGAAGACGGAGTACGAGCAAGACCCGGAAGACCCGAAGAAGTTGCGTATAAAGCGGAAGACTACGACGAACAAGAAGATTCTTCCGAATGTGACAGCGGTTATATTCGCATTGTGCAACCGAGACCCGGAGAACTGGAAGAACCGTGTCGAGGGTTCTTTGAATGCGAAGGTGGAATCCGAGGGTAAGGAGGATGTATCGCTGGCGAATGTCCCCGACAATCTGCTTGAACAAGTTGTAGAGGCAATAAGTTCTAAATAGTTTATTCACAACACATTACACCCGAAATGATTTCACTCATTTTGGGTTTATCTTTTGTTTGAATGGAAGAATTTGACATTTCCCGTGCGCTGGCGGACAATCCCGAAATTTTCTTGCGTGAGGCAGCGAGGCGCAATTTATTGCGTTTTGCGCAGTATATGCAGCCGGACTTTCAGACAACGCAGTTTCACCGGAATTACTATGCGGTTCTCGACAAATTCGCTCATAAGCAGATAAAGAACCTTATCATACAAGCGCCACCTCAGCATGGGAAATCACAGGGGTCAAGCCGCCATCTTCCGGCCTTTATGCTGGGGAATTTTCCGGACACAAAGATGATAATCTGCTCTTATGCCGCCACGATTGCAAAGGATTTCAACCGTGATGTGCAGAGGTTGATTGATTCCGACAAATACCGGGGGTTGTTTCCCGAGACAGTCCTGAACGGTTCGAATGTCGTGACTGTTGCGAACAATTACCTGCGTAACAGTGATGTCTTCGAAATAGTGAATCACACTGGCAGTCTGCGAGTGGTGGGCCGTGGTGGTGCATTGACATCGAAGACTGCGGATGTTATGATTTTCGATGACTTGTATAAGGATTCGCAGGAGGCAAATTCCCCGCAGATTCGTCAGGGGGCCTGGGACTGGTACACGAAAGTTGCCCGTACCCGTCTCCACAACGATTCCCAGCAGTTGATTGTGTTCACGAGGTGGCATCCCGATGACATAATCGGAAAAATCATCGAATCCGAGGACGTTGTGGTAATCCGTTCCTGGTCTGACATCGACAAAGTGCCGTTTGGCGGGTGGGCTTTGGTGAATTTCGAAGCAATCAAGATGGGAGCGCCGACCGAGATAGACCCACGGGAGCCCGGGGAGCCTCTTTGGCCGGAGCGGCACAGTCTTGACAAACTGGAGGGTATCAAGGCGATTGATGCAGTTGGTTTCCAGTGTTTGTTTCAGGGAGACCCCGGCAGCGCGGAGGGTAAGTTGTACCAGCCGTTCAAATACTGGGTGGAAAAAAACGACTGGGGGCATTATGTCCGCAGTGGATGTTATGTCGATGTCGCAGATGAGGGCGATGACTACCTTTTTGCGGCCACATACGACATCTACAAGAGCGAGAACAAAATCTGGAACGAACACAACAAGCGCTTTGAGCCGCTTTTGTTCGCTTTGATTACCGACATCATCTTCACTGATGAAAGCACGGAGGTAACGACCGTTACCGTTCCCCGTCTCATCAACACAAACGGCTCGCAGAAGGTCTGGGTGGAATCCAACAACGGCGGTAGCCAGTTCGAGAAGACGATAAAGAAGAAAGTCCGGGCTTTGACCGTTCCGTTCTATCAGGGGACAAACAAGGAATCCCGGGTAGTGACGAATGCTCCCTTTGTGAACCAGCACATAGTTATGCCGCTGGGGTGGGAAACGCGCTACCCGAAGTTTTACAACCACCTCACGAACTTTCTTCGGAAGTTTGACGCAAATGAGCACGATGATGATGCGGACGGATTGACCGGAATCTATGAAAAGGAAATCGCCGATGGTTTCGCGTTGCCTTACGGACACGCCCGGCGTGGAATAAGGGTGCGTTAGGGCAGAAACGGGCCTGTTTTTGTGTTATAGGCCAACAATGGCAAATTATACGTCTTCCGATTTCACGTTCAAAATACGCGAGTTTTCAAAAAAATAACTATATTTGCTGCGGTTACGGCAAAGGGTCAGCCGACCAGTACCAAAGTTTAACAAATTAACACGATTTACCGAAATGGCACTTATTTGTCAATGCCCTGCCGCAGCCTCCATTCCCGATGTACCCAATGTCGCTTGCGAGGAAAGTTTCGGCCAGATTCAGAAAGCCGCATTTTGCCGACTCGTTAAGGCAGACGGCACAGTCAACAAGTTTACGTATGCTCAAAGCATCTTGCTGAAAGAGCAGTGGGAACTCAAAATCGAGGCAACCGATGGCGGCAAGATTGTCATTACCCCTTACATCTACGCACCTGCCGACAGCGGCGGCGAGCCCCGTGTCTCCGGTGGCGGCAACGATGACCTCGGCGGCATCCCTACCGTCCTCGGTGAGCAGCCTATCCAGTTCCAGGGCCAGTTGAGGGGTATTCCGCAGAGTGTGGCTACCGCGCTCAAGGAACTCGCCTGCGAGGCCAATGCCGGAAATCTCGGTGTCTTCCTGTTCGACGAGAACGGACGTATCGAGGCAATCGCCGGAGAGACCGCAGGGGACTACACTCCTATCCCTATTCGTGGCTTCTATGTCGGCAGTAAACTGCACGGCAATTACGATGCGAAGGACTACAACCTCATCCAGTGGAACTACGCGGAGAACTATTCGAAAGGTCTCGTCATCCTGACCCCTACGGACTTCAACCCGCTGACCGACCTCCTGAATGCGAGCAACTAAATGACCGCGAAGAAAACAACAGTTGAAGTGGTTTCCGAAGCCGGAACAAGGCAGGTTCTCGAATTTGAACACGCCGAGCGCCTGCTTCGGAGGCCACGTTCCAGTTGGAAACTACCAGAGAAATCCCCTTACGAGTTCAAAGACAATGCCTTACACCGCAGAGGAAATAAGGGAAAGGATAACAAAGAATGAGAGGGCTGCGACCTTGACACGTGCGAGGATGCACCAGAACCGCATCAAGTTTCACACCGTCAAGCGAGTAACCACTTTCAATTCTCCCTACCTTTCGCTTCCGCTGACGCAATTCCTTGCGATGGCGGAGAATATACTGCCCCACGACAAGTTCGTGCTTTTCAAGGCCCTGTTCCGTTATCCTGTCAAGACAAACGAGATAACGGACATCTGCTTTGACAAGTTAAGCCGTATCTTCTCCGGTCAAAATCCGCTTTTCAACTACGAGTTCTCCGTTCCGGAGGAAGCGCAAGACTGGGAAGCGTACCGCAGGGAGCGCCTGGGTGAGCCGCAGGTTTGGCAGACAAAGGGCTGGGAGTTCTTCCGCAGCGAAATCAATTCCGTCCTTATTGTTGACCTTGAAAGGGAGCAGACCGGGCCGAGGCCGGAGCCGTACTTCTACTGGCTTCCCATCGAAAGTGTAATCACTTACGAAGCCAGTCCCGACACGGGGGAAATGAAGTACATCGTGTTCCGTCACCGTGACCGCATCATTGTTCTCGATGATGCGTCTTATCGTGTATGGCGGGACGAGAAACATACCGGGCAGATAGAGGGAGAGCCGGAGGTGGAGACACCGCACGACCTCGGCTACTGCCCGGCGCGTTTCTTCTGGAACACTCCCCTTTCGCTGGACGAGCCGGATGTCAAGGAAAGTCCGTTGAGCGGTGAGTTGGAAAGCCTCGACTGGTTTATGTTCTTCCACATCAGCAAGCGGCAACTCGACCTGATGGGGGCATATCCTATCCTTTCCGGTTACGAGCAGGCTTGCGACTTCACGAATGCCGAGAACGGGGACTACTGCGATGGCGGCTACCTGAAAGACAAACAGGGAAGGTACAAGTTCGATGTTGCCGGCGCACTGATGCGCTGCCCGAAGTGCGGAGAAAAGCGCATCATCGGTGCTGGCTCGTTTGTCGAAGTCCCTATTCCGTCCGAGCAGGAGAACGTCCCCGACCTCCGCAATCCCGTGCAGATGTTGCAGGTCGACCGCAAGGCCCTGGACTACAATGTCGAGGAGGAAGAAAGGCTGCGTAATGAAGTGATTACCGCAGTAGTCGGCCAGGATGAAATCGTCACTGACCGCGATGCCTACAACGAGCAGCAGGTAAGGGCGAACTTCGAAAGTGTCACTACCGTCCTGCGAAGGATAAAGAGGGGCTTTGAAGCCGCGCAGCAGTGGGTTGATTCGACCTGCTGCCGTCTGCGTTATGGAAGGTACTTCCTCTCTTGCACGATTGACTACGGCACGGAGTTCTACCTTTACACCGCAGCTGACCTGCGGGCCAAGTACAAGGCCGCGAAAGAGGCCGGGGCAAGCGAAGCCGAACTGGATGCCCTGCAAGACCAGATTATCGAGACCGAGTGGAGGAATGACCCCTCGCAACTCCGCAGGATGCAGATACTTGCAGACCTCGAACCGCTGCGCCACATGAGCAAGGACGAGGCTATTGCTGCTTTCAAGGAAGGTCTTGCCGATGCGGAATCGCTCCGTGTCAAACTGGCCTTCCCTTCGCTTATCAGGCGCTTCGAGAGGGAGAACACGAACATCGTGGAGTTCGGGGCGGCGCTGCCTTACCAAAGGAAGATAGACATAATCGCTTCTGCTCTTGCCGGATACGTGGCCGAGCCAGCAGCATCTAATACTCAACAGTTATGATTACAAAGAACGGAAAAGATGTCCCGGTCAGCGAACTGACCGCAGAAAACTACCGAGTCCCGGCAGGGGAGGAGAAACTCTATCACTGCGTGATTGAGGTAGTGCAGTTTGACCCAAAGACAGGCAAGCGCCTTTCTACACCTCGTGTGCAGAAGTTTGGCCGCAAGACCTTCGAAACCCTCGTCTACAAGACCCTTAAGAAGCAGGGCTACGAGGTGAAGATTCTCCACAACCCTACTGGCTGGGAGGAGACCGCAGCCAAGAGGCGTGCCGAGGCAGACAAGGCAAAGTTCGATGCAGCAGTAGCCGCATCCGTCGAAGCTATACTCGCCAAGCGCGATGCCGAAGCAAAAGCCGCAGCCGAAGCCGAGGCGAAGATTGCAGCCGAGAAGGATGCCGAAATCGCAAGGCTGAAAGAGGAACTGGCGAAGGCTACCACTGCCGCAGCCGAGAAGCCTGCCGAAACTCCCGCTCCAGAAGCAGAAACCCCTGCTCCCGAAGCAGAGAAGCCTGCTAAAACCGCAGCGAAGAAGAAAGACGGGGAGTAGGCCCAGCCGGGGCTTACCCCTTCATTATATGTAAAATTCAAAGGGAAAGAATTTATGGCACTCACAAGTGAACTCTTGAAGGCGAATGCAGCGACCGCCGGACTGACCGATGAGCAGGTAAATGCTATCGTTACAATGTCGCGCAATGACGAGGACTCCGTAATCGGCCAGAAGACCGGAGAAATCTACGGAGGACTTGACGCAGACATCCTTGCCGCTTCCGGCATAGCCAAGAACGGCACGGAGAAGACCTATGACTACGCAAAGCGCGTGATAGGCGAAATCAAAGGGCAGGCCGGGCAGGTCGGTGACTTGCAGTCGCAGGTGCAGACCCTCACTGCCGAGAAAACTCGCCTCGAAGGCATCATCGCAAAGGGTGGCGCAGATGCCGAAACCAAGCGCCAACTTGCGCAAGCGCAGGCCGACCTCGGCAACGTGACGAAGCAGTACAATGACCTCAAGACGCAGTACGATACTGCCAAGACCGACTACGACAAGAAACTCTTTGACTTCCGTCTCTCCGGAGACCTGAACACGGCTTCTGCCGGATTGAAGTTCAAGGCCGACCTTCCGAAGACCGCCACCGAAGTCTTGCTCGCGCAGGCTATTGCAAAGGTCAAGGGGATGAACCCCGAGTATGTTGACAACGGAGCAGGCGGGGAGAGCCTCGTGTTTATGGAGAACGGCGCAGTGAAGCGCAATCCCAACAATGCGCTTAACCCGTACACTGCTGCTGAACTCCTTACCGCTACCTTGAAGGAGATGGGAGTTCTGGACGAAGGCAGGAAGCAGACTGGCGCAGGAAGCCAGTTCACTCCCCCCGGACAGGGAGGCGGCTCGGACACCACTGTCGACCTTGCCGGAGTGACTACCCAGTCGCAGGCATACGATGCGATTACGAAGTCACTTCTCGCACAGGGGAAACTCATTGGCTCGAAAGAGTTTGAAGAAGCGATGCAGAAGGCTTGGAAGGAAAACAACATCAAGTCCCTGCCGCTTAAGTAACAAGATATTTATTTCAGCATCGAGCAAAGGGTCAGCCGGATGCGTTTTGTTTAACAATCAAAAACACACAAAGTTATGTCACTTATTGCAACACGTTTGCAGAACTGGCGAGTAGAAAACCCGGAGTTTGACCGCAATATGGCTCGCCCGCTGGAGTACGGCGCACTCGATTTCTTCATCGAGCAGACAAATGCCGCCAACTCAATCATCAATCCCAACCTGCGTGACCGCGCATTCGCCTCTATGGGCAACACCGTCCAGATTCCCGTCATCAACTATGACGGCGATGTCGAGGTGAGCAATGTCCGCAGTTGCGTCATCGGTGACGATGAGAACACTTCCGCCCTGTATACTATCAACTGGGTGACTCTCTCCGTCGGCTTCACGATGGTTCCGCAGTTGTACCGCAACAACGAAATCACCTACGAGCACGACTTCGCAAGGAAGATGGAGAAGGTCTGCCGCGCCCTCGCAACCGCTATGGATGTGCAGGCTATCGCAGCCCTCGAAGCCAACAAGACGCAGGTCTTCAAGGATACCCTGTACTACACCGTCACCGGTAACTCCGTGCAGGTTCCCTGGACTGCCCGTATGGAGTTCCTCGGCGATGTCAACGCCCTGATGAGGGCCAACGCCTACCCCGGCACTATCCACATCATCGGCAATGCCGGAATCGACTCGACCGTCCAGAAACTCGCCCAGCACGACATCTACAACGATGTCAACAAGCGCAACGAGTATGCTGGCAAGGTGTTCCACTACACCAACAACATCGAGAACGAGAGCGGTATCTTCGCCACTGCCTTCGCAGCAGTTGACGGCAATGTCGGTGTTCTCACCCGCGTCGACCGCGAAGCCCTGAACCGCACCCGCGCCAACTTCCACGAGTGGGACGTTGTCCGTCTGCCCTTCATCGACTTGCCTGTTGGTTCACACTACTACACCTCAGTTGGCGACCAGAGCGGCATCGCTGGCGCAGCTTCCGAGGATATGACCTGCAATGTCAAGGAGTACTTCGGTTTCTCCGTTGACATCGCCTTCCTCGTAGCCTACAACTCCGACCCCGAGACGGTAGCCAATCCTATTGTCAAGCTCGAAGTCGCAGCACACGGCTCGCTCAATCCTTTCGCTACCCCTGTCGAGGTCGTGAACGGCGAGGACAACCCCGTCTACACTTCCGAAGTGCAGTAGTTAGGATAGTTGTTATTTCCACGCAAGGGGAGAAGGGGGCATCGCGTTTCCCTCTCCCCTTTTTTCAAAAGAGAGAGATATGATACGACTGAAAGAAATCGAAGCGGCCCTTGCCAATGTAGTCGGCTGGGAGCAGTCCTACAACCCTGCTGCCGAGATAGATGATGACCTTACCATTTCCGAAAGCGGCCTCACTTTTCAGGGGGCGCATCCGCTTGTCACCCTCGACAATATGGCGGCAGTGATGCCCGATGACTGGGGCTTCCAGTACCCGGCTTGGGATGCTGATAAACTGTATGCCGAAGGAGCAAAGGTGTCGCATTCAAATACGTACTGGCAGGCAGTTGCCGAGAATATCGGCAGCGAGCCGGAGGAAGGGAGCGCAGACTGGAAGCCGTACAATATCCTCTCGGACTACCTTCGCAGGCTGACGAGGAACGCAATCCATACTACGGTGAACACCTTCCTGCAAAACAAGGAACTGGCACGGGAAACCAAGAGCCTTGTCGAGCGCAGGACGTTCTTCGATGGCGCTGCCCGTCTTCAAGCAACGATAGACAACCGCCACCGCATTGTCGGGATGGAGATTGTCCCCGTCCGTGCGATGGGAGTAACCGCGAAGATAGAGCGCATCGGCTTGCAGATGACCGGAGGCACGGGGGATATAACAATCTATCTTTTCCATTCCTCGCAGGTCGAGCCAGTCAAGACCGCAACCCTTCATTACACGAACACCGCAGGGTGCTTCCAGTGGTTTACACTGACGGATTTCTTCCTCCCCTATATCGGCAATGATACTGATGCGGGGGGCGCTTGGTTCCTCTGCTACTGCCAAGACAACCTCCCGGACGGGATGGAAGCCCTGTCGGTAGCGAAAGACTGGAGCGCCGAGCCTTGCCAGACTTGCCTCGGAGGAAGCATCGAAGGCTGGAAGCAGTTGACCAAGTACTTGCAGGTATCGCCTTTCGCAGTCAAGGCTCCGGAGGGATGGGCGCAGCAGCCGGAGATGTTCGACATCGGCAGGCTGGCTTACACGAACACCTGCAACTACGGCATCAATGCGGAGATTACCATCGGCTGCGACCTCACTGACTTCATCATCGAGCAGAGGGCAATGTTCGCCTCCGTCATCCAAAAGCAGGTGGCAGTGGGCGCCCTTCGCACCCTTGCGATGAATCCCGATGTCCGTGTGAACCGCCATCAGGTCAATGCGACACGCGACCAGATACTCTACGAGGTAGACGGCAATCCGCAGGGACGGACGAGCGGCCTCGCTGCCGAACTCGCTACGGCCTACCGCGCCCTTGCGCTGGACACCCAGCGGCTTGACCGCGTGTGCCTCTGCGAGAACAATCACGGGGTGAAGTACCGGACAGTTTAATTTTGCCAAAACCGCCGTATTTTGCACGTGAAACGAAAAGTAATATAATTTATCATTTCAATTGTATAACGCCCGAAAACGGGCTTAAAACGCACAAAATTATGACTATCCAAGAAATCCGCGACATGGTCGCAAAGAAAATTGCCGGACAAGGCACAATGGTTGACGTCGGTGGTGGTCTGCCCGACATTCTTTTGGCCCTTGCTGCCGCCGCCGCGCCTATTGAGGTTGACGACATTACCGCTTTGACCGATGAGCAACTTGATGCTCTTGAGGTCGGCGCAAAGGTTGCCAAGAAAACCGGAACCGCCAAACACCTGTATGTCGTTTCGTACAAAGACGCCGAAAACGGCGGTTTGTGTTTGACGTACACTGATGCGTCCACGGTCGAAACCGTTTCGTATGACCATACGGAAAGCGGTTGGGCCTACAATTCGACCGACAAAACCAACATCGGCGAATAATGTCTATCCTCGACACACTCCTTGCCCGCGTGCAGGCAGTCCAAGCAGGGCTGCTTGACGGCTCGCTTATCCGTGAAGCCTTATCGCCAAGCGAACAGGCTATCATGGAGGCGCAGCGCCGCCAGTTGCTCGCGGGCAAGGATAGTGGAGGGGAGGACATCAGGCCCTTTTATTCCGAAGACCTCAAACCTGCCGGACACTTCTACTCCGTGGAAAGCGCTGGCAGGTATGCGGCTTGGAAGCAAGACCTCTCATATCCGTACACCGTAGACCGCAACCCCGATGCACCGAACCTCTATATCAACGGAAAGTTTCACAATGAACTCGGAGTCGATTTGGGAGCAGAGACTATCGGCATAGTCGGGGAAACGGCCTACGCACGGAACATTATGGCAAAGTACGGGCAGAACACCTTCGGGCTCAACTATGACAGTTGGCAGTCCGTATGGGAAGGAGGCGCGTACGATTTGCTGATGACAAACCTTTCAACTTACCTATTCCAGTGATGAACAACGCACCAGTTATCGAAGGAGCAGTGATGCTTGACCGCGTCCTCGGAGAAATCCAGCGCGGTCTTGTCGGCAATCTGCCGTGGCTTGACGTGGCATTCGGCAAGGCGCAGCGACTTGTCAAGACCTCGCCGGGAGGACGGAGGTACACCACTCCGAATGTATATGCCGGAGGGTGGGACGGACACGGCCCGAATGACTACGTGGAAGTCAGCCCGGACAGCGAGATAGGAAACTTCTCGTTCTTCGCCATTGATGACCCGCAGATTGTGCAGCCGGGTGTCGGCCTTAAGGAGTTCCGCACCCCTTACGGCCTTGTCGTATGGTTCGACTGCCGGAGGGTGTTCGGGGCGAATGATGTCCGGAATACCGAACTGCTCAAAGCGCAGGTGATAAATGTCCTTTCGGGGAGGTCGGGCTTCGCCCTTACCCGGGGGCATATCGAAATCGGCAGGATTTTCGAGCAGGCCGTGAATATCTACCGGGGCTTCTCGCTGGATGAGGTAGACAACCAGTTCCTGATGCACCCCTTCGGGGGCTTCAGCATCGAAGGAACACTATATTACACCGAAGTATGTCCGTTGTAGATTTCCTTTGCTGGGCGGCAGTCATCGCGCTGCTTGCTTCTTTCGCCCTTGCGCTTGCCCAAAAGTGGGGCTGGCTGGAGAAGGCGCAGGTACACGTCAAGAGCGACTTCCTCTACAAGTTGCTCTCTTGCCATTTCTGCACGAGTTGGTGGGTTTGCGTCATCGTGGCGCTGGCCTGCGTAGCGGCGACCGGACACTGGACACTACTTCTCGCACCTCCCTGTTCAACACTTATCGCAGTACGGCTATGGTAACGGCAAGGATAGGACGGCATACGGTGGAGTTTTACGGGGCAGTCGATGAACTGCCCATCGTGCGTTTCCACAAGTACCAGAAGGCCCTGCTCATTGATGCAGGCATCGGCGGTGACATCGCGGCCCTCGACCAGCGGCTCGAAAAGACGCGCAGATACCTTATGGCCGGGAAGGGAGAAGATGCGCAGAGGGAACTCGCCAACCTCCGCCAGTGCGTCTATCTGGTGCAGGGGGAGATAAATCCTCGCCACCGTGCCTTCGCTGCCCTTGTGCGGAAGGTGGACGGGGAGGAATTTCCGGATGCGAGCGATGAAGCGATTGAACGGATACTCGCCCTTCTTGCGGATGCCCCGGTCGGCGAGTTGGACGGTCAGTTGCTGGCCGTCAAAAAAAAAATCGAAGCGGAACTGACACTTTACTTCCCGAAGGTCTTCGACAGTCCGGAGACAAAAGAATACTACGACATACTTAAACGCAGGACGCAGACGCAACTTGAACTGCTGGCAAGCGGCATCAACCCCGAAGGGAACGGGGATATAGATGCGCTGACAACTGCCCTGATGACACTCTACCCGGCGAAGGTTTATGACGGGCCGGAGGGCGAGGAAGTCCGGGCAGACAGGAACTTCGAAGACATCTGCCTCGTCCTTTCCGAGCAACTGCATATCCAGCCCAAGAGTTGCTCGGTTTTTGAGTTCTACTCCGCATACGATTTCGCGCAGAGACGGGCAAAAGAAACCGAGAAGGCGCAGAAACGTGTCAAATCTGCACGTTAACCGAAAAGATGATAAATTATACGGATTTCAGTTTGAGTTGCAAAATACGCGAGTTTTCGCAAAAATAACTTACTGCCATTATGACAAATTCCAATCCTATAAAATACTCCGACCTTATTTCTTCGGATGATTCGATAAAAGAACTCATCGCGCAATTAACCAGTCTGATTGCGAAATACGAGGAATTGAAGACGAAGATTTCCGGAAGCGCTGGTGAACTTTCGAAGTCCCTCAAAGATATATCGGGGGCAACGGAGGCTCAAAGGGAGGCCATTGCCAGCCTTACCACTGAATCCGAGAAACTGGCGAAAGAATACCAGAATATCGACAACTTGCAGAAGGCCGCAACAAAAGAGACGAAGAAACTGACCGATGCCGAAAAGGAAAAGATTAAAATCGACAAACTTGCCAAGCAGGCCGCTGACGCAAAAGATGGTTCCTTCAACAAACTTTCTGCAATTTACCGACTCAACAAAATCCGTCTCAATGAAATGTCCGAGGCCGAGCGGCATGGAACGGAGGCAGGCAGGCAACTCGAAAAGGAGACAAAAGCCATCTACGAGCAGATGTCGAATTTGCAGAAGGCTACCGGAAAATATACCCTCGAAGTGGGACATTACGAGAACGCCCTGACCCGTCTGCCAGGCCCGATGGGTGTGATAGTTGACCAGTTCACAAAACTCCGGACTACGATTTCGGGTATCAGTTCTTCATCCCTTCCCGGAGGACAAAAGGCTTTATTGGCCTTTGGCGCAATCGCTGGAGGGGTTGCAGCGACTGTTATCGGTTTGGCAAAAAGCATAGCGACAGTAATCCGCACGAATGCCGAATTTGAGCAGGCGGTAACAAACCTCTCAACCATCATCGGCAAGTCTCGCAAAGAAATGGAGGCCCTGACGGACTCCGCGCTCTTGCTTGGTAGAACTACGGAATATACGGCAAGTCAGGTCGTGCAACTCCAGACGAATCTTGCCAAGTTGGGTTTCAAGGATGAAGCCATCATCGGAATGCAGCGCTCGGTCTTGCAGTTTGCAACTGCTGTGGGAGCGAATTTGGAAGAAGCGGCCTACGTGGCTGGTGCAACACTTCGTTCCTTCAACCTAACAAGTGCAGATACGGAGGATACACTTGCTACACTTGCCGTTGCGACAAATAACTCCGCTTTGTCCTTCTATCGTATCCGCGAGTCAATGGGTACTGTCTTCCCCGTTGCAAACGCCTTTGGATTAAATGTCAAGGATACAGCCGCACTCCTGGGAACACTTGCTGATGCTGGTTTCGATGCTTCGATGTCTGCTACTGCGGTACGAAACATCTTGATTCATCTTATCAAGACCGATGGAGACCTGGCGAAGTCCCTCAATAAACCAGTTAAATCCTTCGATGACATAATCGCCGGAATGAAAGAGTTGCGGCAGCAGGGCATAAATCTTGGGGAAGTTCTCGAATTGACCGACAGGCGAACAGTAGGCCCCTTGAATGCTTTGATGGCTGGAGCGGAAAGGGCTGAAAAACTGCGTGCCTCCCTCGAAGATGTGGACGGCGAACTTGAACGTATCCAGAAAGAGCGACTGAACACCGTGCAGGGTTCGACATTGCTCTTGAAATCCGCTTGGGAGGGTCTCGAACTTGCTTTCCGTGAATCCAACGGAACAGTAAAGGATACTATTGACTGGCTTACGAAACTTACGCAGGCCGTTCAAAAACTCTTATTCCCCGAGCAGACCGCTGCACAGAGTTTTGGAGATATTTACACCGAGGAATTTAATAAACTCATCAAGGACGGTGTATCTTACGAAAATCTGACCTACCGCATCCAAAAGAGGCAGCAGGAATTTGCCGAGGGGGTTAAACGAGAATATAAGAGCCTACAGGATGCAAGCCCGTTTACCGCTCAAAAACGCCGCAAGGAATACGATGAATTGCTGGCAATGCAGCAGGGCTATAACAAAGCAGCGGAAAATGCGCAAAATTTATGGAAAAACAACGAGGCTGAACGGGCGCAGCAGGAGGCTTTGAGAAATGAGGAAAGAAAGAGGCTTCTCCAGGAACTTTCTGCGGAGGATAAGAAACGCATTGACGAAGCCAATAAAGCACGCATCCGTGAACTCCAGGCTATCGTGGATTCTATCAATTTCGAGATTGCCGCCACTACTGCCGGAACGGAAGCGATGCTGGATGCCCGTCTGCGTAAGGTGGAAGCCGAGCGCAATCTTGAACTTGAACGCAACAGGCAGAAGGTTGAAACCGAGCGCAAGGATGAGGCGATAATAAATGCCAAATTCGATGCCGACCGGATAAAGGCGCAGATTCAGTTTAACAAAGAGGTCTCTCAACTCAATGTCCAGAGACTACAGGCCGAGCAGCAGGCGATTCAGTTGCAACTCTCCAACGTCAAAAAGGGCACGGAACGTGAACTCTCCCTTCGCTTGCAGGCGAATGAAAAGGCTATGGAGATAGAGATTGAGCAGAACAAAGTCAAGGATGAAAGAATAAGGCAGAGCGAGGATGCCATTCGCGCAAAATATAACAATCAGGCCCTGCAATTACAATCCGATTTCCTTGTTAAGATGGCCCAGCGCGACCTCAAAGCAACGCAAGACCTTGCGGCAAGTGAGTTTGCTCTGCTCGATAGGAACGAGCGCCAAAAAACCCAGTTCCGTTTGGAGCAGGAAAAGGCCCGGCTGGAGGAAGTTTTGCGCATCAATGAACTCGCAACGGACAAGATGACCGAAGCGGAGGTCAAGGCTATCAGGGCTGCTATTGTGGCTATTGATAACGAGAAGAAGCGCCTCGGATTCGACAATATCTACGAATTGCTTGGTATCGGACTTGACTCGAAGCAACAGGAAGCACTCAATACTGCGCTCGATTCCATTAAGGATAGTATAGGTTCATTGATAGATTCGTGGTCGCAGGCGGCAGATGCAGCAAGAAGCGCAGCAGACGCGCAAGTAGAGGCTGCAAAGAAAGCCCTCGATGCCGAGATAGAAGCCCGGAGGCAGGGATATGCCAGCAAGGAGGAGGAAGCCCGGAAGGAACTTGCCCTTGCAAAGAGTACGCAGGCCGCCGCAATCGAAGAACAACGGAAAGCGCAGAGGGCGCAGGAAACTATCGACACCTTGACGCAGGCCAGTTCGTTAACTACTGCGACCGCGAACATCTGGAAAGCCTTGTCCGGCATCGAAGGCATAGGCCCCGTGCTGGCAATTGCCGCTATCGCATCTATGTGGACGAGTTTTGGAGCGGCCAAGATACGCGCTGCGCAACTTACCCGCTCGGAGCAGTACGGAGAAGGAACCGTCGAACTCTTGCAAGGCGGCAGTCACGCAAGCGGTCATGACATCGACCTCGGCACGAAGCGGGACGGGACGAAGCGCCGGGCGGAAGGCGGGGAGTACTTCGCGGTCATCAACAAGCGGAACTCCCGGAAGTATGGCTCTCTGATTCCGGAAGTCATCAACTCGCTCAACAACGGCACATTCTCGGAAAGGTTTGCAAGGGCCGGAGACCAGATGGCCGGGGCGGTGCTTGCCCTCGGAAGCACCAGTGCTGATGTCAGCAGGCTGGAGCGCGATGTCAAGGCGATTCGGGAGCAGGGCGCAGAAAGGCGCTTTACGGACGGACACGGCAACACCATAATCCAGTACAAGAACCTCACTCGCAAAATCAAGTCATAGTATGAATCCGATATACAAATTTTATCTTAACAAGGGCACGGATGATAACCAAGTCTTTCCGATGTATAGCGAAGACCTCGCCAAGACCTACGAAAAGGAAATGAACGAGGTATTCTTCCGCACCGGACTTTCGGGAGACTTGACATTCGTGGCGCAGGACTATGATTGGATAGTAGCGCAGGCTTTCGATTTCAAGTTCATCCTAACCATTAACATTTCCCACGATGCCGGGCAGACTTGGGAGTTGTACTGGACGGGGGTGTTCTACAAAACCGACTGCACCTTTGACGGCTTCAACAAGACGGTAGTGGTGCGACCGGAAGCATACGACCAGTACACTGACTTCCTGCCACTTCTTGACAAGGAGTTCAATATCGTCAACCTCGCTCCTGCAATCAGAAGAACATTCATCGACAAACCTGCGATGTTGCAAGTTTACAATGCAGGAGACGATGTCATCACTTGCGTCATTCCGGGCCGCTCGTGGGAGCAGGAATGCGAGATTGTCAATGCAAATGACACGGTGGCCGGGCAGAACAGGCTGACGGAATACCTGCACTTTGCGCTCCTTTCGAATGGTGTCTACGCGAGGCTGCTGACGGATGCTACAACGGTATCCAGCCAGCAGACATACGAGTTACCGATAGATGACATAGTGACAAGTCGCAGGACGCACAAGAGGGTGCTTCCATATACGCGAGTGTCAAGTTTTACGGTGGGCCAGTATTATACTACCGAGCCGACAAAGTACGGACTATATGATAGCACGCAGTATTATGCCGAGCCGCCGGGAAGCGGCTACCTGCCAGTCGTAAGGAATAAGTGGGATGCAGATTCGTACTGGTTTAAGTTCGCCAGCGCAGACCTATCCCTTTTCGGCGATGCAATATGGAATTTCCAATTGTTGTTCAATTATGACCTTTTCTCGGTCTTGCAGCGACTGCTTGCGGCTTCCGGGAGCAGTATTGAGCATATGTATTCGGAGTTCTTTTCGGATGCGAGCAACCCGATAACCGGAGATGCGCAGATGAGATATACTATCACTCCGAAGTCGAATGTTATGGTAGGTGGCGATATGACATATCAAGCGCAGAAAGGAGACCTTTCCTTGCGCGATTTCTTCGACTTGATGCGAGATTGTTTCCGCTGCTACTGGTTTATTGATGAAGATAATATACTGCATATCGAACACATTCGGTACTTTATGAACGGCGGCTCTTACCAGAACGCACCGGGGACAGATATTGACCTTATTTCATTGGTAAACCCGCGCTCCGGCAAGACACTCGCTTACGGGCAAGAGAAGTACAAGTTCGACAAGCCAGCGATGGCCGCGAGGTATACTTTCGCTTGGGCGGATGAGGTAACGCAGCCCTTCACTGGCTATCCTATTGAAATCGTCTCGAACTATGTTGATAAGACCAAGAGCGAAGAAATCAAGTTATCAAAGTTCACGAGCGATATAGACTACCTGCTCCTTGCCGGAGACATCGACAAAGATGGCTTCGCCGTTATGAATATCAGTAACTATGGCTTAACAATCGAAGCTGTACTCTACTGGAATAATTTGCAGAATGGCTACCTGTCCTTTGACTACTTGCAGCAGTATTACTTCTGGGATATGCCAGCCCGGTGGTACTCCATCAACGGCTACACTTATCAGTCTCGGGGTATCAAGAGATTAAAGTTGCAGGATGTCAATTTCCCTGCCCTTGATGACCCCGACCCGTCGAAACTTATCCGCACCCTTCTCGGATATGGCGTGGTTGAGAAAATGTCAGTATCTTTGTCAAGCAGAAACGTTAAAGCAACCCTCGCTTATGATACCGAATAACAACTTTTCAGTCTTGCCGTGGTACGGCTCGTTAGACCAGCAGAATGCCCGGAAGTGGTGGCTATTCGGGAAAGTGTACCCTCTCTACTGTCGGGCCGGATATATCCTGCCCTTCCAGTTGATAATACCGCACACAAGCAATACTTATGCTTTCAGGAATGCATATCTTTATGATGCGAATACCAATGCGCAACTTGCGAACATAACGCAGGGGCTTCAAGATTCCGGACTGACGAAGAAAGATTTTCCGGTACTGAATTATGATGTCATCGTGTATCCCGGCACATTGTCCGTAGGCGAAGACTTCGACAATGGCCGCTACTACATCAGGGCGGATGCCGCAGACGGGCAGGTCTATTACTCCGAAGTGTTCACGGTCATCAACCAGAGCGCTCCTTATCTTAAAATTCGATGGTGGGACGAGGAAGATTTCACGATGGACGCCGGGACGATAGTCTATACAAGCCCTATCTTCGAGAACGAACTGTACTTGCAGGCCGACCTCGCAAAGCCGGAGTATCCATTCGAAGAAGAAGGTGACACGAGGGATGGCTACTTCTACCCAATCAAGCAGATTTCCGAGAAGCGGTATAAGTTCAGTTTCCTCGCGTCCGAATACCTGCTTGATGTTATGCGCTTTATCCGTCTTTCCGACCACGTAGTCGTGGAGTATCGGGGGCAGCAATACTCGGTCGATAACTTCCTTATAACTCCGGAATGGCAAGCCGAAGGTGATGTCGCAGTAGTGCAGGCAGAGTTTGACACGGCAACGGTTGCGAAGAAACTCGGCCTCGGTTACATCAAGGCCCTTCGCGGAGACTTCAATGATGACTTTAACGATGATTTCGATAACAGATAACTACTATGGCAAATTATAGCAATCTTATCGCCAGTATCCGGCAGGTAATAGTTCCCGACAATCACGCGAATGAGATTGGCGGCGGTGATGTACTGAACTCACTACTTTCGATGATAAGCGCACTCGGTGCAGGCTATCAATTTATGGGAGTAGCGACAATAGGTACAAGTCCCGGCACTCCCGACTACAATGTATTCTACATTGCCGGAGCCGGGACATATCCCAACTTCGGAGGAACAAACGTAGCCAGCGGAGAATTGGGAGTCTTCTCGTACAACGGCACGTGGCAGTATAACAAAATCGCCATAGGCTCTGGCGGTGGAGGTGGCAGTCAGGTTGCTTGGACGCAAATCCAGCAAAGCGGTACGCAGATAGCCAAGATAACGATTGACGGAGTAGAGACAAATATCTTCGCCCCTACGAGCGGCGGTGGCAGCGGCATCACGAATGTCCGAATAAACGGCGAACTTGGTACGGTATCCGACAATGTAGTGGACTTGGGAAGCGGCTTCATCAAGACCAGTGCAATTGCTGGCCTGCTGAAAAATGATGGCACGGTTGATACCAATTCTTATGTCACGATAGGGACGTCGCAGACGATTACGGGGCAAAAGACCTTCAACCTTTCTCCTTTGCCCGGCGGCACCATAACGGGGAATTACTCAAACATCGCTCTTGGTAGCAGTGCGGCAAGATGGAGAAGCCTTTACGGGGTAGAATTGGTGCTGGGTAGTGACAGTTCTTCCGCGCTCGGTGCTATCTCGCTTAACTATAACCGCAAGAGCGACAATGTCGCCTATACTTCGCCGATATTCGGATATAGCCGGGATAGGAACGCAATCTACTTCGGAGGCGTTGACTTTTCAAGCAAGGGCGGCAACTTCGAGATGTACGCGGATAGCAGCATAAGTTTTCGTATCAAGCGAAGCGACAGTACCACGCACGATGTTGTACTGGATGTCCAGCGCGGGAGGGTCGTTACAACAAACTTGGTTGCTTCCGGATATGTTCAGACACCAGTTTTGAAAAATAGTAGTGGTATCGACAAGATTTCGTTATCATCGAATGTAACGATTTCTGCCAACACCATCATCGGCGGCAACTTATACCCTGATGCTGCTAATCGTAACCTCGGCATCACTGGCAACCCGTGGAAAAATATCTATATCGCAGGCAATGGTGGATTGTACTTCGGTGCTTTCGGGGGAAGTACAGCTGCGCCTTTTATCGTCATTGACAGCGATTTGAATTTTGGCACGGTGTTTACAACCGTTTCGTCTCAGACCCCTAAACGCCATAGAATCTACGGCTCGTCTATTCAGGGTATAGTCCAGTCGAAAGTTGGTACAGGCACTTATGTAATTTTCGATGCGAAATACAATAGCGATGCCTCTATCTATGAGATTGCACCTACGGTTGATGGCAGTTCTACAAGTGGGGATGTCAACCTCGGCAATCCCTCTTATCGCTGGAACAGGTTGTATGCGCGGGCTTGGTATCCGACTACATCCACTTCTGCCGATGCGCCGCATATCGAGTATGTCGCGGCAGTGGGCAGCACTCCGGGATACTTCAAGATTGTCGGCAACCTCGCAGCCACGGGATTTATCACCGCTGGCGGTATCAATGCCAACACTGGCGATACCAGCATCAACGGCAATCTTATCCCCAGCACCGATGCAACGTATAGCCTCGGCTCAGGCAGTATGCGCTTCAAGGATGCCTATTTCAGCGGAAGTATCGGCTCAAGTGGTTCGAAAGTAGGAGAACTTTACGTAGATTATATCGGAGATAATCCAGATAGTGACCATGTTACAAATATCTACACCAAAAATATTAACGTAAGCAACACACTAACCGTTGCAAAACTTTCCACCGACACAATCGCGTTCACGATGCCGAGTTCAAGCGGCGGGAGCGCCACGATTGCGGCCTTGACAAGCGCTCTTGTCAATATTAAGGCCGGGCAAATCTACACACTGGTAGATTCTACGAACAACTACAACCTGCGTATAACTGGCTGGCGGCAGATAAGTTCATCCCAGCACGAAGTCTACACGGGTGCATTCAAGTTCGTGCAGAACTCATCGACCCCTGACGACTGGACGGTTACAAAACTTTAACGGCTATGGCACACAATAACGATTATACACTTCTCTGGGCGCAGCCAGATAACGGACTTGATTTTGAGGAGGTGCGCATAGCGCTTGGTGAGACAACTCTTGATGCCGGAAGGCTTTGCAGGAGTAATAATATTAACAAGTGGGCGAAATGGAAACCAATTAGAAGCTCATCCATAGGTTACGTGACGTTAGCCAATAGAATTGTGGCAGGACACGGCTTTGATGTTGTTAGACCGTTGGCGTGGTCTGTGATTCAAAATAATCAATTGCCTGATTCTTTTGAATATCTTAAACCAAGGGGAGAAGGAGGCGGTTCTGGCGGGGCTGATGAGCATTATCGCAAATTTGATTTTTTACATATTGAATCAGATTTATCTCAAATAAATACGCATGGATATAATGTTTTAGCCGAGCCTCCAATAGAATGGCGGTTGTATTGGAGAGGCACGAACTATGGCGACACGTTAAGGATAAATACGTTTTATCAGTCTCTTCAAGAGGTTAGTATTCGTGCTAAATATCGTATAGGAAATCAAACGTCAATGGAAACTGCCGGAAACATGGAAATTCCTCTTGATAAGTTGACTTTCTCTACTGGTAGCGGCTCGGTTGGGAATGTTGGTTCTTCATTCAAACTTGCCGCTACCAACTATAACGGCGGTTCCTTATATACAGTTGAAGCTCCAAAAGTTTTGAATGTGCTGCAAGACCAAGGCGACGGCGTAGGATTTATTATACCACTTTCAAGTGTGTTTCCCGGCAACTGGCCACAAGATGCCGATACTGGATATTCATTTTATCCGAGATTTAAGGATAAAGATACAACTACATACTGGTCTGCCATAACCAATAAGCCTTTGAGAGTTATTCCGTACTTCTTTAATCCCCTGGAAGTGCTTTTTAATGGCGGTATAGCCTTTTATGATGGTGCGCCTGATTCTGGGGGTGCATTACTTGCTCAGTTCACACCAAATGGTAATGCTGTGAAGATAACTGATAATGGACAGGCTGGCGAAACTAAAACTTGGACATCAACAAATTTGTATGTGCGGTTTTATTCAATATTTGTAACAAATAATGATAACGCAGAAATATCTCCATATTTGAATGGTGTTGGAGGCGTAATGATTTCTTGGGATGGCGATAGATATTCTACCGGTGTAACATATAATCCAAATGTTCCTGCATCTTATGAGGCATTTACTATACAAGCTAACGGAAACTATACCATAGGTGGTTCTGGAAAGTATATTGATTTCAGTTTTGGTCAACAAAGCCTTACGTTTACTTCTGGAGGAGGTACGGCTACTGATAAAAGAGCAAGTATGCCATGCCCGGTCATAAGGCTGACGGTATCATCAGGAACGTATGACTACTCATCAGGCCAAAGACTTTATTATTACTAACATATTATGAACTACAAAATTAAAACTTACATTACGATGTTACTTGTCCTTGTATGGGCTTTGTCAACTATCGTTTGTGCTGTCGCCTCAATCAACTGTAAAGACACTTTTCATGTTGTGATTGGCATAGCGAGCCTTCTCGTGAATGGCTTCTTTATCGTGAAAACTATCAAAGAAACCACCGTAAACTATTCCCACAACTATTTACACAATACAAAATGAGCAAGACAATCAACCTTACCAACGTGAAGCTCCGCCCTTCACTTGACGCTCCCGAAGTGGAGCAGAACCTTGCAAAAGAAATCGGCAATACTATCTACGGCCAGAGCAAGACCGTTGAGGAGTTCAAACTTGGCATCAAACTGCACGATGCAGAGGGAGAAATCGAACTCAATGACGAGGAAATCGCTATCCTCAAAGCGAGTCTCGGCAACTTCTACTACTGGGTGCAGCAGGCAATTCTAAAACTCATTGATGATGAAAAGCCGCCAAAGTAGTATGAATACCGTAAGACAATCAGTCCGGGAGTTCCGGGCGATGACACACAGGGTAAGCATTTCCACAACAATAGCCTTGTGGATTTGTCTTGGAATGACAATCGCAATGTTCACGATTTCATTCTTCCTTCCTCCGAAGGGCGCGATAGACCCTACGATATTCAAGGCCGCTGGCTTTATGTTCGGCTTCGCTTCTCTCTTTGAATTGCGCGAGGCAGTCAGGGAGGGACTTGGTGTGAAACTCACGCACGGCTCGACAACTATCGAAGTCCACGACCTTGATGGAACGCCTACTGAAACTGACACAAATATTCAAATTGAAGAATAATGGTAACGGCAAAGTATTTCACGGAAGCGGAGTTCAAGAGATGCACCCCTTCCTGCTCCCTGCAAGATATGCAGCAGGGCTTTATGACACTGCTGGACGCAACACGCGCCCTCGCTGGTGTTCCGTTCAAACTCTCCTGCGCCTATCGTTCAGTCGCTTGGGACAAAGCAAAGGGACGGAGCGGCAATAGCGCTCACACGCGAGGCTGCGCAGTTGACATCGTCTGCAACTCTCACGCGACACGGATGAAGATAGTGACTGCTGCCCTCCGTATGGGCATCTGCCGCATCGGCATCGGAAAAAATTTCGTGCATCTGGACACCGACCGCACCCTCCAGCAGAACGTAATGTGGCATTACTATTAGTATGAAAAAGTATATTGCAATCGCAGCCTGCGTACTAATGGTAGCCGCAGCCGCAGCCCTTATCTGGGCCGATAGCCGGATAAACGCACTCACGGCCCAGAGGGATAAGTACAAGGGTAACACCGAGACCTTGCTTTCCGATGTCGAGAAGTACCGCGTCCGCGATTCCCTTAATGCCGCACGGGTGCAGTCGCTGGAGTTGTCAGTCAAGGAGTACGAGCGATTTCGCGCCGATGATGCGCGATTGATTCGGGACTTGAAGGCAAAGAACCGCGACCTTGCCGCAGTGAACAAAACGCAGTCGCAGACTATCATTGACTTGCTGGCAATCCCTCGTGACACCCTTATCATCCGCGATTCCGTCAAAGTCCCGGCAATCGCTCTCCATTGTGGCGATGCGTGGTTTGACTTTGACGGGCTGCTGACCGAGAAGGAGTTTACCGGGACACTTGCCAATAGGGATTCCCTCGTAGTTGCCGAGACGGTCAAGTATAAACGTTTCTTGGGCTTTCTTTGGAAAACGAAAGAGGTGAAAGACAGGCAGGTCGATGTAGTGAGCAAAAACCCTCACACGAATATCTTAGGCGTTGAATATGTAACAATAACAAAGTAATTATGCCAGTACACAAAGTCCCCGGAGGCTACCAATGGGGCAGCACCGGGAAAGTCTACCCGACAAGACAACAAGCAGAACGGCAGGCCCGAGCCGCTTACGCATCGGGATACCGCGAAAAACCATCATACAAACCAACTAAAAAGTAAAAGTTATGACAATCAAAGAAAAAATCGACGCCTATGTCTTGGCACAGGGCAATCAGGTAGGAGCAGGCGCTGAACTCGCCAGCCTCCTCAAAGAAATCGTTGACAGTATTCCCAGCGAGTACACACTTCCTCCCGCATCCGCCCAGACCCTCGGCGGTATCAAGGTCGGAGAAAACCTTTCCATCACCGAGCAGGGTGTTTTGAGCGCAAGCGGTGGCGGCAGCGGGGCGATAATCGTTGAAGGAACGATTAACAACAATTTCTTTACTCCGAATAGCGGACAACCTACAAAGGCCGATGCAATCGAAGCATTAAATAGTGGACGAATGGTTATCATTAAAACCCCTTCCGAAGAAGATGAAACCAAATGGGACTGGCGTAGTCTCGTTTTTTTCTATGAGTATGACGGTGCCTTTTCTTTCTCCGGGGACATAGCCTGGGACTAACTCTAAACGCACTCCCTTCAAAGGGATACGTTCTCATACATAAAACTCGCTCCGGGGTGTTGCGAAATACTCCGGAGTTTTCTAACTTTGTGACGGATGCACATTCATAATCACTGTTTTCCCTCGATGTTGCGAAATATCGGGGGAATTTTGTATCTTTGCATCGTATACTCATATCATACATGTTTTTTCCCCGACGTTGTGAAATGTCGGGGTTTTTCATCGAAAACGCACAAAAAGCGGCCTATTTTCGCGTTATAACTCTGAAATGATAAATTATATTGCCGAGAATTATAGTTGCGTTGTACGCGAGTTCTTGAAAAATTAACCCGTTTCGGGAAAGGGCCGGAAAAAGGGCCGGAAGAATAGTAAATAATAAATAAAATTAGATGCAGGGAGCGCTCTGGACGGGCTTTCAAAGGGCCAAAGAAGAAAATTTCAACTTTTTTCGCAAAAATTGCAAAAATATTTTGGAGATTAAATCTTTTTGCTTACCTTTGCAATGTCAAAGGACAACGGATGCGGCCGATACCGCAGCAAAAATGAACAAGGAAATGGAAAAGTTAAATTACACAACACGCGAAATTAACCGCAATTTCAAGATTAAGGTTTCCGGCCAGTTCGAAGGCCACAAGATTCACACCCTTGTCGGAGTGACCGGATTGCTCAAAATTGTCGGAGATACTGCCCTTACCAATCGCCTCCTTGACAGGGCCTTCAACACGATGAACGATGTTGAGGTTTGCAAGTTAAGGCGCGGCTTACGCATCAGTTTCTATGTCGCATAGTTTAACCCATAAAATACCCAGTTATGAAAACAATGCATTATCGTAAGTTTGTTAAGCCCGGCTACCTTTGGGCCAATATTGACAAGATGTTTGAAAAAGGCAGGGAATATTTCGTGATTAACTATACTGACGAAGTAAGGGGCAGTCTGGTTACGCAGTATTTCACGAATTTTTGGGAAGCCGAATCTATCCTCACCCGAATGGGCTACGAGGGAGTGAAAGATAGGACTTACAAGGGCATCGCAATCCGCTGGCGCGAGCGGGGTATTCACAACGTGATGGACGCTATCTACAAGGACGGCTACTACTCGTTCCTACCCCCGTTCCCCGGCACAATCTTTTACGATGCGGCCACAATCGAAGAAGCGAAGGCCGAAATCGACCGACTTGAAAACCTTTCAAAAGTGATATAGTATGGAAAAGAAAGAAAGAAGGCAGGCAGACCTGCTGATGGCCGTCCTCGGCATCATCCTCGGCATCGGTATCATCTTAATCGTGTAAGACTATGGCGCAGTTACCCCCCAATTCAGTACCCCTTTACCGCATCTTGACGAAGAAATCACGGCTTGGTTTCGGGCAGTATTCCGAACTCGTGGTCGGGGATATTATGAAGCTCGACCCGCAATACTTGGTATGGTGCTACGGCCACTTCGAGAAGATAAGCCTCTGCGATGAAATCCTTGCGGAACTTGAGTTGCCGAAGATACCCAAGCCGGGCACGGACGAGCGCCTTGTCTGGAAGTGGCTGGACGCACAGGCTGCGAAGTTCACGGAGGAAGAAAAGTTCCACGGACGGGTGAAGAAGGCCCGGCAGTTAAAAGGCCGGAGGATGTCGAGATACATTAACGTCCGGAATGCCACAACCTACTCCAAACGGGAACTCCAAGCGATAAATCACGGACACCTTAAAGCGGACTGATATGGCAAAGAAAGTGAAAGGCCGCACGAGGCGGCAGTTGTACGAAGGAGCGCTGGGGAGGCCGCTTGATGGCCTCTCCGTCCTCGCCTTCCAGTTCCGGAACGAAGGAGACCAGCAACGGGCGCACTATGACCTCCTGTCCGCAAATCCAAAGCCGCAGTATGCGATGTATGACGGATGCCGGACGCAGGCTTATATCATCACGCAGCCGGAATGGGAGGAGCAAATTACGGCAATAGTCAAAGCCGCCGGAGGCCAGCAGTTCGAGCCAGTTATAGATAGAGTAGAAAATGTTGCAGAATAATTTTGTTAATTAAATAAAAACACTTATATTTGCAGTGTCGAATTGACAAGACGGACGGCCCGATAGCCGGAATATAAAACCCAAAGACAATGAAAGCAATAATTGGAACACACCGCAACCCTATCACAGTAGAACTGACCAAACTTGTGTATGACGAGGCAACGGAGTGCGTAGTCTGCCCGGAGTGCGGAGAGGCCCTTGAATATGTCGAGCCTTGTTTCTTCGACCACTGCAACGAGACCCACGATTCGCCCTCCGACTGCGATATTCCCTGTTTCCTCTACGTCTGCCCGGAATGCGGCAAGCGGTTCTATTCCGCAGAAGAAATTTAACCCTTAAATAAAGTAATAATTATGTTCAACATCGAGCAAGCAATCGCCCAAGCAAAAGACAATGGGCGCGAAGTAACGAAGAAGGCAATCGCCCTTCGCCTGTGGCCGGAGACAAACGAGATTTGCGCGGTCATCAATATGTCAAAACTCTGCACCGGAAAGGTAAAGCGGATTTCCCCGGAGTGGGTTCCGATTATCTGCGAAATGTGCGGATGCGACGCAAATTTCCTTTTCGGTATATGAGCAAAACCTATCACGTCCTTGCCGCTATTGTCTGTATCGTCTTGGCGATTATCGCAGCAATCGGAGCAGTTCTCGTCAATCCGTGGCAGTGGGCGGTGTCAGCACTATTTATCATAGATTCCATTTTTCACATAATCCAGTACAAAAATGAAAACAAACGAAACCAGTAGCGAAGCCCTGCGGGAGTTGATGCAGGGAGCGCAGCAAGAGCCGGAAGTGGTCAAGCCCGGCCTTACCGTAGCCCAGATGACCGCATTGTTCTTCGACAAGAATGCCCTTCACGAGCCGAAGTACCGCTTGTGGCAACTTAACTCCCGGGGCGGCAGGTACTATTACACCTTCTCCCCTACCAGCGGCGAAGCAATCTTCTTCCCGTCCGTCACTACGATACTCCGCAAGGTTATGCCGGAGAACAAGTTCCTGACGGAGTGGAAACTTTCGAAGGGCAAGGAAGCAGCCGAAGAATACACCCTCGAAAGGGCCAACTACGGCTCGTTCATTCACGGCCAGCTCGCCAGCCTTGCAGCCCTCCGCAGGTACAATCTGGACGGGGTGCGTGATGCCCTGGCAGATTACGTCACCCGTAACAACCTTGCTTACGGCTTCATTGATGCCCATGAGGAAGAAGCGAAAGCGGACATCAAGGCATTCGCAAGGTGGATGTGGGAGTACGATGTCAGGCCGTATGCCATCGAGGTCAGCCTTTTCTCCGAAGTCGGCTATGCCGGAATGATTGACCTCGTCTGCAACCTCCGCACCGTCAGCCGGAGCGATGAAGCCGCAGCAAGGGCGAAGTACGGAGCAGACGAGAAGAAACTGGCCGCTATCGAAGCGAAAGCCGCCGAGAGGATAGATGCTATCGTGGACTTCAAAACCGGAAAGAAGGGCTTCTACGATGAGTATGCAATCCAGTTGGAACTCTACCGCCGTATGTGGAACGAGAACTTCCCGGACGTACCTATCGAGCGCATCTTCAACATCGCCCCGAAGGACTGGACGAAGACCGCCAAGAAAGTCCCTTCGTTCACCTTCGAGGAGCAGACCAGCAACCCCGTTCTTCGTCAGGTCGACATCTACATTCAGTTGTTCAAGTTGCTGGATGACGATGACCGCACTATCGTCCTTATCGGAGGCACTATCGACCTCGACAACCCGCAGGAGAATGTAAAACTTTACAAACTCCCCGAACTTGTCAAGGAATGGGCCGAAAAGAGGGCCGAGAACGAAGGTATAGACACCGACCGGGATAATATACCAGCCGAAGGCTTTACCCCCGAAATATCAAAGATTTCGCAAAAATAACTGCCGTATGAGTGGAAGAATAATCAGACCGCAGGAAAGCGCGGCGATGCTGGATTTCCCCGAAGTCGGCAGGCTACATATTGGGCAGAAGTCGGAGAAGGGCTACCCAATGAGCCTCGACTACTTCCGGCCTACCGGAAAGTATGCCGGACTATTCACGCAGGTACTGGGCGCAAAGCCGCAGACATTGCAGATTATCTTCACCGATGACAACCCCGAACTCGTATGCAATGAACACTACGAGTTCAGGGATGCCAGCGGCGCACTGGTAGCGGAAGGAGACGGCAGGGACTTCCGGGTATGGGACGGACGGAGACGAGCTCCCTTCTCAACTACGGACTATCCCGATATTATGCAGCAGATTTCCGCGAAATACCCCAAGAAGCCGAGGTATGAGGGTGACACGGGCTGGGACGTAGTCTTGACGATGCGTTTTATCATCCCGGCTGTCAATAGTGTAGTAGGCGTGTGGCGCTTCCAAACGAAGGGAGCAGCCAGCAGCATCCGCAACATTAGAAACTCTTTTGACGGGGTGCAGATGATACGGGGGACGGTCACTGGGACGGTGTTCGACCTGTCGGTGCAGTTCGCCAAGAGCGACAAGCCGGGAACAGTCAGCCGCTTCCCGGTGGTAACAATGATAGCAAACGATACGCGGATAGGTGACATCCGCAAGGCGATAGCGCAGAAGCAAGACCTTTCCCTGCTCCTGCCGGAAGGGAAAAAGTAATTTTGGAAGTTTCAAAAAAATACTTACCTTTGCATCGTTTCCATTTTCAAACTGGGTTGAACAACACCTTCGGGCTGGGTTATCCTGAGACACTGGCCCAGCCCGAAAAACCCAAGGGGACAAGAGAGAAAAATTGCGCACCGAGACTGGCGGGTCTCAATAGGTATGAACGAAGCCTCTCCGAGTAAGTCGATAGCCGCCACTATCAACCGAAAAGAGGGGCTTATATTTTTGCAAGATGACATATACTTTCGATACTGATATAGCGCAAAGATTTGGCATCAACGAGGCCATCTTAATTCAAAACCTTATCTTTTGGATTCGCAAGAACGAAGCCAATGATAAGCACTTTCACGATGGCCGCTACTGGACTTATAACTCTGCCGAAGCATTCGCGCAGTTATTCCCGTTCTGGACTGTTAACCAAGTCCGAAGGCTATTGAGCAGGCTGACTGAAATCGGAGTGCTGGTAAAAGGAAATTATAATGCTTCCCAGTATGATAGGACGGCTTGGTACGGATTTGCCGACTCGTATTTACAAAATTGCAAAATCCATTTCGCAAAATTGCAAAATGGAAGTGACGATACTGCAAAATGTAATAATATAATAGATGATAAAGCAGATAAAAATACAAATAATAAACCCAATAATAAGGGCACGAGCGAAAATCTTTGCCTGTTCGAAGATAGCCGCTACGCGAAGTTCGAAGACTTCGCCCCTTGTTTCAAAGAGCCGGAGTTCGCACAAGTAGACTTGTACTATTACTGGCAGGTAATAATGGACTGGAGCAGAAGTAAGGGCAATAAGAAACGTGACTGGATAGCAACTGCAAGGAACTGGATACGGAACGAGGCGGCAGCAGGGAAGTTGAAGCGAGTACAGCAGCAGGCCGGAGTAGCCCTTTCCCCGGACGCAGTGCATTACCTTGAAATGGCAGGAGGACTTTTCGATGAATGAGATAGTTGCATATCAGGGACTATTCCCGAGGTCAGAACTGGCACGGATGCCGGAAGTAGTCAAGACACTTGACCGCAGCGAAAGGCTTATCCTCGGTGCATCCGTCAAGCGGCAGGTTATCACTTACGGCCTCGAAGAACTGGCCGCAGAGTTGGCGAAGATAATTGACTGGATAGCGCGAGACATCGGCTACAACATCAAAGGTACGGATGACCGCCAGTATATCATCGTGCGCACGGCGCAACTGCTCAAAAGGTACTTCGACACGTTGACGGTAGAAGACTTCCGTCTCGCCTTCGAAATGGCCGTAGCCGGGGAGCTGGAAGGCTACCTGCCGAAGAATTGGCGAGGGGATAGCGACTCGCACCACTTCCAGCAGTTCAGTGCCGAGTACGTCTGCCGTATTCTCAATGCGTATAAAGGCAAGAGGGCCGCAGCCCTGAAACGAGCCGAGCAGGCAGCACCGAAGCCGGAGACTTCGAGTATTCCGGAGAAAGACCGCCGGGAGAATGCAGCGCGGATGCGCAGAGACCTTGTTATGTACTGGCTTCATTATAAGTACCGGGGATGGTTTCCGTCCGTAAGTCCTATCGCTGAAATGCGCTTCTACGAAATACTCGCCGATGCCGGACTTGCCGACCAGATAGAAGTGACGGAAGCGGAGCAGAAGGCTGTTCTCGGAAAGGCAATGATGTACTACGCAGGTCGCGGAATGGTTGCCGACCTCAAACGGATGAAGGAACAGGGCGCAGGGGCAGATGAGATTCAGGGCGATGCCTTTCGTCTTGCAAGAAGGAAAGCCCTGCATCGAGCGCTTATCGAGATTACACGAGAAGAAATACAATTACGAGACTATATTTTCGAGAAATGGAAATAAAAGGAAAAGTTCATTGCTTATTTGAGCAGTCCGGGACGTTCAAGAATGAGTTCATCAAACTCGGTATTTCCGCAGAAGATTATGACATACAAAATAATTTCGGTGAAACTGACCATCAAATCGACCTTTTCGCCGAGATTGAAAACGCATACGGGGGGGGGGGAAGCATCTTTGATTCAATGACTTACGATGATTTGATATTGGCGTTTTTCCCGTGTATTTATTTTTCCTGTTTATCGCAAATGGCAATATCGTGGGGTTGTGTAAATTATCGGAAATTAAATTATCACGAAAAAACTGATGCTATCTTGGAAAGGTCGAAAAATAGGGAGTATTTTTTCGGACTCGCGGCAAAAATGCTATGCGTGGCGCAAGAAAGGGGATTACGGCTGATTATGGAGAATCCGTGGAGTATGCAGCACTTCCTCAAATCGAACTTCGTAATACCTCCCACAATGGTTGATATAGACAAGTCATTACGAGGAGATGTGTTCAAGAAACCGACCGCATACTGGTTTATAAATTGCGAGCCGACTAACGGAATGAGTATTCAAAAGGATAAAGAAATTCGCTTGATAAATCAATCTAAACACGCAGCGCACGCGGGTTTATGCTCCGAAGATAGGAGTATGATACATCCCGACTACGCAAGGAACTTCATCCACGATTTTATACTTGGTAAGCCGCAGATAAATTCACAACTTAATTTATTCGAAAATGAACTTTGAATTTGACACAATTATAGGAATCGACCCGGGTAGATTGGGTGGCATTGCAATCTTCCAGCCGGGAAAGATAACGAAGACGGTAAAGATGCCGAAGGATATCCGCGAACTTGGGGAGTTCTTCTCCTATTATGCCGAGAACTTCCGTCCGCTGGTATTCCTCGAAAAACTCTCCGTAAGACCGGATGATGTCAAAGATAACCCCGGCAAGATTTATCGCATCCAGCAGATGCTGGCGAATTATGAACACTTAAAAGCGCTGCTGGAAAATGTCGGCCTGCCGTATGTACTTACCCATGCGATGACGTGGCAGACGAAACTGGGTTTGCGCTCCGTTAAGGGTCACGAGGAAAAGAAGCACCGCAAGACAAGGTATAAGTTAAAGGCCGAAAAAGAATACCCTGAATGCAAGGTTACACTTTGGAATGCCGATGCTCTGCTCATTATGCATTTCGGGCGCTGGGCGGTAATGAATGACCGAAACTGGGTACTTTCCAATTTGCCGAGTTACGTGAAAGAAGGAGACATCTTCAAAAAAAGTTAAAAAAGTTGCAAAAAAAACTTGTAGATTAAATTTAATTGCTTATATTTGCATTCGAAAGATATGACAAACGGGCCGGGCCGATACCCGGAATTGTTAACCCAAAAATCTAAAGAAAATGGTACAAGCACAAAAAGAAACCATCGCAAGGGCATACGAAGCCCTGGAAAACATTTCTGCCGCAGGAGCGGAGAAAGGTCTTAAAATCACCAGTAGTATTTCAGCCGAAAACGGCCTCTGGGCATCAGTCGAAAAACCCTCGTGGAAGATGTTTAAGGAGCCGTTCCTGCGCGACCTCCGCACGAAGTCTATCGCCGAAGTCGAGCAGTGGGAGCAGGCTATCATTGCCGAAATCAATTCCTGCGCAGCGGAACTCGTAGAGAATAGGGTGCAGGCGCTTAAAGCAGAACTCGCAAAGTTAACCCGATAACGTATGACCGAAAAGCAATTTATCAAGTCGCTCTCGGAGATTGAAAGTCTCCGGGAGCATACCGTGTATGACATCATAATGTCGGACGGCTTCCTGAAAAACATAGGCAACAGGCTGGAGCAGCAGAAGCAACTGCGCAAGGCCGCAACAAATGCGATTAAGAGCGGCAGGCTCCCAGCCCATACCGTTGACCGATTCCTCCGGCATACCGCCGAGGAAATGCGCGATGAATTTCTTACCGCCAAGACTAACAAGCGCGGCGCAGCGGAAAGGAAGTACATCGAGCAACTGGGCAACCTCGCATATAACGACACCATCGAGGAGATTGCTATCGCAGAGAAGCCGGAACTCAAAGAGTATTTCGATAAGAGGCGCAGAAATGGCCGAAACTCTTAACATTTCCGGTCGTATCAGCGGCAGCGGCTTGCTCCTTCCGATGGAAGTCCTTCGGGACTTCTGCCGAAGGTACACTGGCCGGAGGGCGGTAGTCCGAATCATCGCGCTTTCACGCGATGTTACCGCTGCCCAGCGAGGTTACTACTATGGATATATCTTACCCGAAATCAATGCGGCAAGGGCGAAGCAGGGAACGATTGAAAGCGAACTGGAGACGGATGCCTTCCTTCGCGGAGAATGCCCTATCTGCTGGAGGGACGGGGAATGCCGGAAGCCGTTGGAAATGGATGCGGAGGATATGTCGAATTTCATTGACTGGCTGAAATGGTATGCAGCCGAAAATTTCCAAGTTTACGTCGAAGATTCAAACCTTATAGTATGAGAAAGATTGACCAGAAGGACTTTGCTTCATATCGTCTGGAGCGGCCCGGATTCACCTACACCGGAGCATCCTTCAACGCGATGCTCAAAGCCTTCGAAGAATGGCCGTCCCCTTGTAAGTTCATCGGCACGAAGTTAGACGGCAACGAAGCAATCCTCGACCAGAAATGACCGCCCTCGGAGAAGTTTTATATTTCGATGCAAGGGCGGCAGAACCCGTGAAGCCCTCGCTGAACTGGCGCACGGATGTCTTTCCGGCGATGACTTCCCTCGTATGGATTTGGAAGGGCAGGCTTAATATCGCGGAGGACGAAGAATCCCTTTCTCGGTTTATCGACCATTGCTACGATGCGACCTTCCTTTGCGGCTTCAACTGCCACGCATCCGTCTCGCTCGTCAAAGCGGAGATTATCGCAGTCAAAGGCCGCGAGTTCTACGATGAAATGGCAGTCGGGGAAGCCCTCGATAAGCGGAAGCGCATCGACCTGATGCTCTGCACGAAGAAGTGGGTAGATGCGAGGGATATGTCCGGAGAACTCCGTTTCCCATCCCTCGAAGAATTGTTCTCCCGATGCTTCCCCGGCCAGGGCCTTGTAATCGAAAGACAAGAGGGAAGGGCGAAAGCGCTCCAGTTATGTCTGCCGAGGGTGCTTTTGGAAGGATTGACCGAACTCCGGCAGCGGGAATATCGGGAAAACGCAAAAAAGGCCGATATTTCGCAAGTATAACTTCCCGATGATAAATTATACGGCTTTTGTTTATAACGTTAAAATACGCAAGATTTATGGAAAATAAAACTATTGAGATGCATCTCCCTCCCGGCTTTGTAGTAGACTATGCGAAGAAGATGCTCCTTCAAGCAAAGAAAGGGAAGAACAATGGCCCCGGCGAACTGGCAGTACTCACTGATATTGTCACTATGTTGGAGGTAGCCGAAAGTGTGATGACACCGAGCCAGCCGGATGCCGGTAACAAGAAATAACAACTATTATGGAAAAGCCAAAGTACGAAAATTTCAACTTGTCAAAGGTCAAGATTGACAAGGCCGGAGGACTGGTATGCGAGTACCAGTTGAACGAGGTAGTAGGCGATGATGCCTGCGTGACCGACTATGCGGTATCGAATACCAGAGCGCCGCATCCCGACTTGCTTGCCCTCTTTCCGAAACTTCGCGGCATCATAGGCCGTGTGCTGGGAGTGACTTCCGTCCTCGAACACTTGCAGTCCGAGCATTACCCTGCGATGGAAGGTGTCGAGAAGTACCTTGAAGGGACACTGGAGCAGTACGATGTTCGGGGAGTTGCTTGGAGCGGCAGCGGCAGCATGGCCGGGGTAGTGATTACTTCCGTTTTCAAGACTCCGCTGGGACTGAAAACCTGCATCAATACTCCCCGTCTTCCGACAGGTACGGAAAGTTACGGCTTCGAAGACGAACTCCTTGAACTGACGGAGGCAATCAAGACCGAGGTCTACGAGTACCTTTTCAACGGCAAGCAGGCACAACTTTCCTTGTTCGGCCAGGAGTAGTATGAAGCAAATTTGGATAGACACGCGCGAGTGCTACGATTACGCACGGAGCAGGGGCTATGAGCCTCTTGTTGACAGGCGCTTCCGCTTGGAGATAAACTTGCGCGTCTCTATCCAGCAGGCACTTTTCGGGAGGGGGCATAGTCCGGAGGAAAATGAGAAATTCTATCGCTGGTGCTGGGAGCATAAGCCCCATATCTGCGAGGAATGTATGCGCCCTCTCTATCACTATTCCGCAGTTCATATTTCGCATATATTGAGCAGGAAAGAGTTTCCGCAAGGACATTTCGACCCGCGAAACACTAATATACTTTGCTTTAACTGCCATAATAAGTGGGAGTATAGAACGACCCGGCACGGGATGCGGATTGAAGAACATAATAACTTTCTTATTCAAGAATTAAAGCAAGATTATAGATAAAATTTTGTATATTTGTAAGCGCGGATAGGATGAAATTGCAACCCATCCGAAAAGGTAAGCCGATAGCCCTGCCGCGCTTTTATTTATCGGCGTCATTAAATATCGGCAAATATGCAAATTGAAATTTGGAAACCTGTCCCGGGTTATGAGGGTAAGTACGAAGTAAGTAATCTTGGCAGGGTTAAAAGTCTTTCCCGTTTTGTTCTTGGTAAGGGAAAAGGATTGTACCCAGTTAAAGAGCGAATCCTGCGCCAATGTGTAATTAAAGGTTATTATGAGGTTATCTTATGTCTGAACGGAAAGGTTCATAAACATAGCAGAGTACATAGATTAGTTGCACTTGCGTTTATTCCTAATACTGACAAGAAGCCTAATATTGACCATATAAATTGCAATCCCCTTGATAATAGGGTTGAAAATTTGAAGTGGTGTACGCAAAAAGAAAATTGTAATAATCCGATTTCAAGGGAGAGAAATGCTCTGTCAAAAAGCGGAGAAAAAAATCCTTTGTATGGTAGAAGGAATGAGCAAGTGCATAATTCACGCAAGGTTGCTTGTTATTCAAAAGAAGGTACACTTATAAAAATCTATCCCTCAATCGTAGAGGCATATAGGCAAACTAACATTAGACCATCTGCGATAGGTGATTGTGCATCAAAACGCAAAAAATTCGATAAAAGGGATGGAAAATACTATACCACCAAAAGTGCAGGCGGTTACATTTGGAAATATGTTAATTCTTAAATAATACCAATTATGAACATTATCATCTTACAGGGCAACGTGGGCGAAGACCCGCGTATCAAAGACTTTGAAGGTGGCGGCAAAGTTGCCCAGTTCAGCCTCGCCACAACGGAAAAAGGTTTCAAGACGCAGGACGGAAGGGAAGTTCCCGATGAAACCACTTGGCATAACATAGTTGTCAAGAAGTCCGGCCTTGCCGGAGTAGTCCAGCAGTTCGTCAAGAAGGGCAGTCCACTTCTGGTCAAGGGCCGTATGACAAACAGGCAGTATGCGGATGCACAGGGAGTGACAAGGTATATTTCCGAGGTAGTGGTCGATGACCTTACCTTGCTCGGCAAGAAAGAGCGCGAGCAGGCTCCGGCTCCGACACCCGACTATGTGCCTTCCCGTCCGGTGCAGAGTCCCGGCGGCAACCCCGGCGGCGCTCCGTACTATCCTCCGAGGCCACAGGCGCAGCAGACCTCGCAGAATATCCCTCCATTCCCTTCCGATAGCGCGGATGACCCTTTGTTCGATGAATATGGAAACTTTCGCGGTTAGGGATTACGATGCCGGGCGGCACGATAAGTTTCGTGCCCTCGGCCTTTCCGCTGCCCTTGCGGAGAAACTGACAACTGTCGAGTGTGTTATTGACGGGATGCCGCAGGCGCAATGCTCGGTGGTGTTCCAGTCCAAGAATACTGACTACCGGGGCGATGTCCTTATCTGCGCGGTATCCGACAAGTACAAGGAACAGGGTTATATCTGCGGGCTTGCGGAGTTATATGACGTGCGGCCAGTCCGGACACTTTCCGGTTCGGAAAGGAATAGCGCGGTCATCCCTGCCGGGGTAGACTACCAGCGCTCGTATGCGTTCTTCTTCCGCAATCCTCGCAGGGTTGTCGAAATGCCCTGCAAGGTTAAAAAGGCTTTCTACACGTTGATTATCCCCAAAGACCAGATAACGGAGTACCCGATGAACGTGGTTATCGGTGACGAGGATTGGCAAAAAATCAGGCGGAAATATGGAATACGATAAACTGACCCCTTCTGATTTCGGGCTGGCAAATATGATAGGCTCGCTGACCCAGCAGGACGTAAAGCCGGAAGTTAACGAAGACAACACCTACACTATCCGTTTCAAATTGCTGGCCGATGCGAAGACCAACGATGCAATCCTTGCCGCAGTCGAAGGCCGGGCAGGTAAGCGGCTGGTAAGCCTGAGCGTAGCAGACGGCGAAGTGACCGCAGTAGTCGGGCAGAGCGAAGAACGCCTGCCGCAGTATGCCGCACCCAACGAGTACACGAAGCCGTATCCGGGGGCTGGTTTCCTGTACTGCAAGCGGCTGGATGAGTGCCGGGCCTTGAAGGTCAGCAGGCACAATGTCGAGCAACTTATCTTGTTTGTCGGCGGCGGCGAGATGGAAGTTCCGGAGGACGGCCCTGCCACCTTCCACTTCCTCAATGCCAGCGGCTCGGTATGGGCGCACGCGCAAGAAGGCGATTACATCGTGGCTGAACGTGCCGGGCATTTCAGCATCGTCCCCGAAGCCGAGTTCGAGAAGATGTGGGAGCGCAAGTATTGAGAGGGCAGGCTTCGGCCTGCCTTTTCGCGCAGAAAGCGGTCTATTTTGAACGTATAGCGGAAAGATGATAAATTATATTGATTTGAGTTTAAGGCGCGGAATACGCGAAAAAAGAAAGAAATAACTTATGGATGAGAAGATTTGCAGAACGTGCCGCCACTACCGGGAGATAGAAGGCCGGAAAGACGGTGTAGTTGTCACGGAGGGCTACTGCCACGCATCGAGAAACTTTGCCCATCGGAAGCCGGAGGACACCTGCCGCCGCTGGAACTACAAGCGCACGTTGTGATATGGCAAGAGATAAATGTTTGGCCTTTGCAATCTATGTGGGAGGCCGCGATGATTTGAAAGGCAAGGAACTGGCCGCTGCTGCATCGGCAGTCGGTATTTCCCTGCGCACTGCCTACCGATACTGCGATGCGATTGCACGGGCGAAATTCCTACTGAACGAAAAAAGTTGTAAAAATTTGCAAAAAAATTTTGTAGATTAAATAAATTGACTTATATTTGCAATGTCAAACAAACAAACGGACGGCCCGATAGCCGAAACAATTAAAGGAAACAAAGATGAAAAATCCAGTTTATCAGATGGTCACTGACCGAATTTGCGAAATGCTTAAGCAAGGCATCATCCCCTGGCGCAAGCCCTGGAAAGGTGAGAAGGCCAGCCCGGCAGATACAGCAATCAGTTACACCAGCCGCAGGGCTTATAGCCTTATCAACCAGTGGCTGCTCGGTGGAGTTCCCGGCGAGTACCTTACCTTCAACGAAGTCAAGAAACTTGGCGGCTCGGTCAAGAAGGGCGCGAAGTCCGGGATGGTAGTCTTCTACACGGCAGGCTACGTATACGAAGAAGAACGATGACGGGGAGGAAGAAATCGTCAAGTACCCTCTGCTCCGTTACTACAACGTCTTCCACATCAGCCAGTGCGAGGGCATCCCCAGCAAGGTCAAAGCCGGAGAGGTAGTGGAGATTGAGAGCGATAGTTTCGCAGATGCAGTCATCGCAGACTACGTTATGCGAGAAGGTATCAAGTTCCAGAATAACAAGCACTCCGACAGGGCATTCTACTGCCCTGCTACGGACGAGGTAGTAGTGCCGATGGTTTCCCAGTATTCCAACGTTGCGGAGTATTACAGTACGGTCTTCCACGAACTGACCCATTCAACGGGAAAGAAAAGCAGGTGCGACCGCGAGGACGAGAAGAAGGGCAGTTTCTTCGGCAATAAGGAGTATAGCCGCGAGGAACTGGTAGCGGAGATTGGTTCTTCGATGCTTTGCAGCCGCACGGGGGTTGCGATTGAGAAGGCATTCCGCAACTCGGTAGCCTATATTCAGAGTTGGTGGAAAGCCCTCAAAAATGACCCTGCGATGATTTTGTGGGCCGCTGGCAGGGCAGAGAAAGCCGCAGCCTATATTATGAACGAAGCATAGTTTAACCCAGCCCCTTGCGCTGCCGAGACGGTCAAACTTAATGGGTATAAAAATTCTAAACCGATTGACGCAGGCAAGGGGCTTTCAAAAATTCAACATTATGTCAGCAAAGAAAAGGAACAATTACGGCATTAACCCTTCAACGGGTAAGCAGTTCAAGGCGCAGTGGGAAGTTATCTACGAGTATCTGCGCGAGAAGCCCGGTCGCACTATCACGCAGGGCGAGGCTACGCAAGACTTCGGCTTCACGAGGTTGGCGGCAATCATCAAGGAAATCGAGTATCGTGTCGGTGTTACTCCGGCCCGGAGAAAGATAGTAGTCCCTACAAGGTACGGTGGCAAGGTAGAAGTATCACAATACTGGATAGAGCGATGAAGTACAAGGTTACGATGAACGAGCGGCAGGCGGATGGGAGTATCCGTACCTTCGACCAGATTGCAGTCTGCCGGAGCAGGCAGGAAGTTATAGACTTCTACGGCCTTAACGAGCCGGATATTGAGAGTTATACCATTGAAGAAATATGAAAGTTCACTACCGCAGTATGCACTGGACATACTCCAGCAATAACGGCCAGCGGAAAGCAAAGGCGGGCTACGCAACCCTTGAAGAAGCGCTGCTTGCCAGGAGCCGCACGAACATCGGGAAAGACCTCGTGCCGTATGTCTGCGATGTTTGCGGCCAGTGGCATCTGGGGCATTCAAAATTGAAATAATATGGACTACGAAAAAGAATATAATCACGCATTTGAGATAGCCAAAGGGTATTGGGGTGGTGCGATTGATTTTGTTAGAGGGATTCTCGAATCTATGTTTCCCCAACTTGCCGAGAGCGAGGACGAGAGGATAAGGAAACGTCTCATTGATTGTCTAAAGTTTTCCCTTAAGGGGGCAGAAGAACAAGATGCAGCAGGATGCAGCAGGCAAAAAGATATTGAGGCTTATAAATGGGGGATTGCCTATCTCGAAAGACAGAAAGAGCAGAAGCCAAGTACCGAAGAAACCGAACTGAACTCTATTGCTTTCTTGGAGCAGATGGGATATACTTGTATTCCACCTGGAGCGGAGCCGAAGCCCGCAGAGTGGAGCGAAGAAGATGACAGAATAAGAAGGAATCTGATGTCTTTGCTTTATAATATGCGCGGCGATAGAATTACCGAGGAAACTTTTCAAAAGTATTACCCGTGGATTAAATCCCTTCCTGAAAGATTCAACCTTCAACCAAAGCAAGAGTGGAGCGAAGAAGATGAAACTAAACTTGGAAGTTTAATCTGCTATTTTGAAGGTGATGCTCTTTATTATTCTACTAAAGATATGGTTCACTGGCTCAAATCCCTCCGTCCCCAACCTCATTGGAAGCCCAGCAAGGAGCAGATGGAGGCGCTTGAAAGAGCCATTGTTAAAATGCACACTACTAACGATATAGGCATCCTTGCAGAGTTAAGAGATAACCTCAAAAAGTTATAGTTATGAGAACTATTCAAAAAGATTCACTTGAAATCTTCAAGACTAACATCTATATTCTACGTGATATTGGTATGGTGTCCAATAATGCCTACCTATCAGTCGTCGCCACCAATAAGTGTAATAGGAACTGTCCTTATTGTATCAACGGCGATACCGACCATTCTCTTTCCCTCCCGGTTCACAAGATGGTCAAGAATGTTGGTGAATTGGTGGATAGATATGGAGTTAAGGAGGCTATCATCCTGGGTGGCGAACCTACCCTCCATCCAGACATCTGCAATATTATCCACGGGTTGAAGTATGCAGGTATTGAAATTGTTAGACTTACCACCAATGGTATTGCCTTGACGGACCAACTTCTGACTGATATGGTCGATTATGGCCTATACGGTCTGAATTTGTCCTTCCACAACGAAGACTTTATCACCTATGAGAGACTGTCCCGGATTTATGCGCTCTGCAAGGAGCTTGGTATCAAACTTAGAATCAATACTAATATCTGGCGAGACAACCACGATACCCTTTCTTCTTTCTTGGAGTTTTATAAGATTATTGTCGATAAGTGCGACGAGGTGCGTGTGTCCAACATCATTCCCAAGGACACTTTCTCTGTAAATCCCAAAAATGACGAAAAGGCAGCACAAATGATTCTCCCAGGTGATGAATATAATTCATTCTTCCAGAACCTTTGTGACCATTACAGTAAAGATATGACTCTCATTGAGAACAAGGATACTCTTGGATTTGTCCGCTACATCCTTATTCCTGCCAAATGTCCTATCATTGTGAATTGGAACATTGGCTCAAAAGTGGCGGAGCAGGTATGCGAGAATGATATTGCCAATAGAAAGATTAACACTTTCAAGTGTCTGGTGTCTGGTAATATCAGTCTTTCTTGGAATGAAGGAAACACTTTTATCAAATAAGTTATGAGCAAATACATAGACACAGAAACACTGAAAGCCGAGATAGAAAGTATTGGCTTGTTTCCGCAAATAAGTGCCGACTATAATGATGGTCGTGAACATATGAAGATGATGGTGCTTGACATCATCGACTCTCTCCAGCAAGAGCAGCCTGAGGCAACCTGCAAGACTTGTGGCTTCTATGAAAACGACTGCCCGTTTACTCGCGGTAAGTTAATGGTATATCCGAATAAGGTCTGCAAGGATTACACTTGCTCCGCGATGAAGGAGCAATCCCATTTCGCTGATGCCGACAAAATGGATATAAACATACCAGAACGTATTTTCTTATGGGAGGATGAAATGAAGGAATTTCTCTCCGGAAAAAGAAAAACAGTCCAAATTGGAATAAACCAAGATTTGGTGCGAGGATTACTTACATATGTTCGTTATGATGTAGCACAAGAAGTTGTTCAGCCGGAGGTAGATTTGGAGAAAGAGTTTAATGACTTTCTTGATAATATTGAAGGTGTACCACGAATGTGGCATTCCGATGAGCAGATAGAGTGGGCAAAGGATATTGCTCGCCACTTCTACGAACTTGGGTTAAACACAAAGAAAATAAAATGATGGAAAAATTTTTAAGGAGGAAATATTCACAAGTATTAAGCGCGTTAGCGAATTTGGAAGAACGGCTTGATGAACTCTCTCTGCTTGCAAGTGAGGCATATGGCGAGGATTTGACGGCAGTCTTATGTAATGGTTCGGAGATTGAGTTTCGCACATCTGATGACCCTGATGGACTTAACTCCACTCCGATAAGGCTCGAAGATGTTATTATTCAAATAAGAAAGATATAACCCCAGGGCGCGTATGGCAGTGAATAAGAGTAGCGGTGTAAGCAAAATTTGGGATTGCCTGCGAAGCCGGAATCGTAGAGCCAAAGTGAGGATTCCACGCGCCCTTTTATAAACCCGAAAGCATAAAAAAGAAATAATTATGAAAGTACCTTTTGACATTAAGTTCAGGCCGCAAATTGAGAGCGGCGAAGTAAAAGTAGTAACCCGTGATGATAGGCCCGTAAGGATTATCTGCTGGGATGGGCCTTCATTTGAAATGCCTATCGCTGGTTTTATAGAAGGACGGATAGAACCAGATACCTTTTCAAGTAGCGGCAATTATCGGTACGACGAATATGGAGAATCCGACGCAGACCTCTTTGTTATTCTTCCTTTGCCGGATAACATCTTCAAGCAGGCAGTCGATACCTTCGGGGCAGACCATCAAATCGGGATGCTTCACGAAGAAGTAGGCGAACTCTTGGCTGCAATAAACCAGTACGCGCGAGGCCGTGTCGAGAAAGATGCAGTAGTGACCGAGATTGCCGATGTGATGATAATGTGCGAGCAGATGGCTGAAATCTTCGGACGCGAGGAGACGGAGGCCGAGAAACGCAGAAAGATTGAGCGATTAGCCGGGGAAATCGAAAAATAACTATCTTTGTGACGGATATAAGTTCTGTTTTGCATACTTTTTTTACATTACCCAAGCAGGCGGCAGCGATGTCCCCTGCTTTTCTCGTTTTAAGGCGGCTATTTTGCGCGTATGAGGGCCGGGGTGATAAATTATATTGCTCGTGCTTATAGTTGCAAAATACGGCAGTTTTCCGAAAAATAACTACATTTGTGAACAAAACGTAAAAAAATGAAAAAACAACATGCTTTGCTTGCACTGCTGGGAGCGATGATTTACAGGGACGCGCGCCCAGCCCTCCCGAAAGACACAACTTATCGCCCGAAGTCGGAGACCGGGGGCAGATACAACCTTCCCAAGTGGGACTTCGAAGGAAATATTATCTTTGCTCGGAATGAGAAAGAGGCGATTAAACGAGCAAAGAAGCGCGGACACTGGCGCGATGGAATGACTTACAAACAAATCGGATAATTATGAACTGGTACATTCTTGCAACAATTTCAGCCGTCATCTTCTTCGGCTTTGTCATTTGGTGCGTCTGCCGATTCGGGCTGCGCACTTGCTACTCTGCTTACGGGCCGCTCTGCCGGGACACCTATCGTTTCAACTGGTGGAGTCTCTTTACCTTTCTTGCGGCTTTCACACTGATGCCCGTTATCCTCGAAGTGAGCGCTGGGAAGGTCTGGCAGTTCACGGGATTCCTTTGCACGGCCTGTATAGCGCTTATCGCTCTTACACCGGACTATGATAAAGACAAGGGCATTTCGGCTATCCATTCGGCCCTGGCGATGCTGGGCGGTCTTTGGTCGCTGCTATTCATCTTTATCAATGCCCCGACTTTGTGGTGGCTACCATTCGCGTACCTTGTAGTCTGCACGGCCTGCACGTTCATTTGGGGCATCAAGAACTGGAACTTCTGGCTGGAGATGGTCGCGTTCCTTTCGACTTACACGGCAGTATTTTTGATGATATGAGCAGCGAAGAAAAGGGAAAATTTGTGGCGGGGTGCGTAGTCGGGGCTATTGCTATGGCTGCGCTTATCGTCCTGGCCTTATGTCTTGACATGGCAATCTATCCCGCCCACAGGCTAAGTCTTGACCAGATACTTAACTCGGAGCAATGGCAGATAGACACGGTCAAGAGTAAGTGTGACACCACGTATCGTTGGTATTTCGTTCCTTGACGCGCGCGAGGGTTCACACGCGCGACTGGCACGCGCGCGAGAGGCCCGGCATTGTCCGGGCTTTTTCTTTGCACGCGCGCGAGGGCTGGTTGGGTCGCACGCGCGAGGTCGTACGCGCGAGAGAAGTTGGCACGCGCGAGCCGTTCCGATGTCGCACGCGCGAGGTTGCACGCGAGGTCGCACGCGCGCGAGGGATGGTCGGGATTGGGAGGCAGGGCCTCGCGTATGCGTATGCGTGGGTGTATGTGTGTGTTCCGGCCTCGATTGTTCCAGGCTGGTCGGGGCGTAATGTGCAGCGGCTTGAAAAATTTTGAAAAAAAACTTGCAAAAAAAATTTGCAGATTAAATTTTTTTGCTTACCTTTGCAGTCGGAAAGTTATCCAAGCGGGCCGGGCCGTTACCCGGAAATGATTAAATTTTATTTATTATGTCTACAAATATTTTTAGTCTTGACGCAAAGGTCGCAATATATGTACCCTCAACGGTTAACACAAATGAACTGGACAAAAATAGCCTACAAAAGTATTTTGAAAATTTAGTCCTGGCGGAATTTAGTGAACTGTTCGGAGGAGCAACGGCTACCAATGCCCGGGGGGCTTGGATGTCTCCGGAGGCTGGCCTCGTCACGGAGGACGTCACAATAATATACGCGTTTTGCAAAGATGAAGATTTCAAAAGTAACTTTGATAAAGTCGTAGCTCTGGCCGGGCTTATCTGCAAAGGTATGAAGCAGGAAGCCGTGACCCTGGAATATAACAACAAAGTCGCATTTATAACGCCGGAAATGTCCTAAATCATGGGGGCGGCTGGCATTGTTCCGGCCCTTGTTTGGGAAAAATTAAACAAAAACATTAAAAAACTAGTAAAAAAGTTTGGATATATCAAAATTGTTTGTACCTTTGCATTGGAAACGGTGAACGTTTCAACCGACGGGGCGGGTTCCTCGAATAAAAAAAAACAATTACAATCATGAACAATTACGAAATTTGCAAAGCATTTGCAGCAGGTAACAAAAAAAGTTACGTTTCAGATTATTCAAATATTTTCTTTGTTGGTGATGATGTTGCCCGGACTCTCTATTCTTACGGATGTCATTTCCCCATTGCAAGAATCGAGGGCGGCGTCTGCTATTTCACTACCAGGGGCTATAGCAATAGCACCGCAAAACACATTCGTTTAGCGGATTCGGCCCTCACTGGATTCCTCAAAATATATTGCCCGGTTCCTGGCAATAGCCGTGAATCTTTCAAATATTGGGAGAACGACCTCAAAGCCCTGGAAAGGGAACTGTTAACGGCCCGGGATAAAGCCCGCCGTGGTGCTGCTATCATGCGCATAGTTAACCAAATTAAAACCTATTGCCGTGCCGCTGGCGTGGCCCGTCCTGGCTGGCTCTCGAAGTTCGTCCATATTGCAAACACTTTGCAGCCTACGAAGTCACTTTTGCGGGCTTATAACAAACAAAAGGCCGATAGAAATTTTGCCGTTTATAGTTGTGATAATGGCGATATAATCAGCCGCCACCACACGGAGAAGCAAGCCATCAAGGCAATTGATAAATATAATATTCAGGCGGGCACGTTTGGCCGCTTGGCTTACGATGTAAGATATATTTATTAAATCATTCCAGCCGGGCCGGGCGGCTTAATATCCCGGCTTTGTAATAGTTTAATTATCTTTTAACAACAAATTACCATGAAAGCATACAATTATAACGGAACAACTTACAACGCAAAGGATTTTAGAACTGTCTGCCTGCTTACATTTCCGGGGCTGCAATATTCCAGGAAACACACCATTTACGAAAACATCAAAAGACTTGCGGCAGCAGGCAATGAAAAGGCGGCGGCATTCGTGGCAAAGGTTATCGAATTATGATTAAAAAGATATTCCGTTTCATACTATTTTCAGCCCTGGCGGCATTTGCATTTGTCCTGTTAATTGTTCTATACGCATTCAAGGGAGAATCGCCAAAACAAGGTAAATATTAACATAAAGGCCCGGCATAACGTCGGGCTTTTATTATGCCCTTTGCGGGAGTTTGAGGGCGGCAGCCCTCAAGCGAAACAAACCAAACCCTTTCATGTTACATTCGTCCCTTGACTTGTTTAGGACTGGTTCGGGTTCATATTTAGACTTGTTTTGGCTTTGCTTTGAGGGTGCCTATGTTTTGTTTTGAGGTTGTTTTTGAGGTTGTTTTGAGGGACAAAGGAAACAAAGGGCGGTGAACTTAAAAAGGGCCGTGTGTGTGTTCCTTGCTATATCAAGCCGTTTGAAGCACTTAATTTGACACTATAGCCATAAGGCGGTACACTATACCATTGCATCGCCATACGTTCAAATAAGGGCCGTTTCCGTGCCAAATAGAGATAAATGAAAACCTTTGCTTATTAGCTTAAACCCTTAATTGAAATAGTTAACACCTCGCCGTATGTGCAGCCGTGCCCGGGCTGGCGGCAAGTAGCGTGGCGGTTTGTGGTGTTTTCTTGGGGGAAAACATTAACAAACTAATCCAAACGTTAAAGGTGTTAAACAAATATGTTTATCTTTGGCGGTTTTCGGAGG